GGAAGTTTTATGTGCCGGCCGACAATGTCGAGAAGCGTGTCCGTCGGGACAAGGTGCCGTATGATGTCTGGGCCAAGCAGGGCTTTATAACGCTAACCCCTGGCAATGTCATCGACTATTCATACATTCGCCAGGACCTGTATAAGATCTGCGAGATGCACAGCGTTCAAACCATCGTGTTCGACCGCTGGGGCTTTGAGGCCCTACGGCAGCAGATGGTCGGCGAGGGTGTTCCAGAGGGTTTGTTCGTGTCGTTCGGCCAGGGGTTTGCCAGCATGTCCCCGGCCATGAAGACCGTCGAACGACTGCTGCCCAGCAAGCGGCTGCTGTTCGCGGACAACCCGGTAGTGCTGTGGATGGCTCGCAACATCGCTGTACAAACCGACGCCGCGGGCAATGTTAAGCCGTCCAAGGAGGCATCGGGCGAAAAGATCGATGGTCTGGTGGCCCTGATCATGGCACTAGGCGCAATGAGTACCGTTCCGGGGGATCGCGGCAGCGTGTATGAAGGTCGCGGTATCCGCACGATTGGAGAGCTGAATGAGTCCGAAGATAACGAATAAAAGATCCACCCGGACCAAGGCCGTCAGCGGCAAGACAACGCGCAAGACGACGGCGCGCAAGCCGGAGCGGCGATCCACGTCCAGCAAGCCGGCACAGTGGTTCATCGACTGGGTGACCGAGTCCTCCGGGTCTTCGTCCGGTGCCATGGTCAGTGAGACATCGGCCCTCAAGCATTCGCCGTTTTGGGCCGCTGTCCGCGTCATATCTGGAACAGTTGGCAGCCTGCCGATGATCACCTATAGAAAGAGCGCCACGGGCCGCGATCGTGCACAGGATCACAAGGTCTATCCACTGCTGCATGATGCGCCGAATGAGTACATGGACGCGCTGACCTTTGTCGAGACGCGACAGGCGCACGTGTTGACCTACGGCAACGGCTATGCTGAGATCCAACGTGATGGTGCCGGTCGTCCAGTGGCCCTTTGGCCCCTGTTGCCCGACCAGACACGCCGATTGCTGAGTGCTTCCGGCGTACCCTACTATGAGGTGAAGGTTGCCGGCGAAATCGTACATCTGCCTGACTACAATGTCCTGCACATCAAAGGCCTTGGGTTCGACGGCTATACCGGCTACAACGTCGTGCAGTACCATCGGGACACGATCGGCTACGGCATCGCGGTCAAGGAATATGGTGCACGCTTTTTTGCCAACGGTGCCAACCCTGGCGGCATCCTAGAGCACCCAAATCGCTTGACGGATTCGGCCGCCAAGCACCTGAATGAATCCTGGGCCCGGCAGCACGCCGGTCTGACCCAGGCACACCGAATGCACATCCTAGAGGAGGGCATGAAGTGGCACGCTGTCGGCGTTGATCCGCAGCAGGCACAGGCACTGGAGGTCCAGAAGTTTACGGTGGACGACTGCAGCCGGATCTTTAACATCCCGCCGCACAAGATCGGCAGCCTCGAACGAGCCACCTTTTCCAACATTGAAGAACAGAATCTTGAGTTTGTCACCAGCACCATGTACTACTGGTTTCGTAAGTGGGAGCAGGAGCTTAATCGCAAGATGTTCCTGCCTGCCGAACGCAGCCGGTACTTTGTTGAGATCCTGGTCGACGGCCTACTGCGTGGCAATACGACCAGCCGCTATGGTGCCTACTCAGTCGGCCGCCAGTGGGGTTGGTTGAACGTCAATGAGATCCGCGAGCGTGAGAACCTAAACAGTATCGGACCTGCCGGCGATACCTACCTTGAGCCGCTGAACATGGTCCCAGTCAACCCGAAGGATGGCGAGCCTGCCGGCCTTACGGCCAAGCCGACGTACACCATCAAGAAGCCCGCGGAAGAGACGCCAACACCAGAAGAAGACTCATATACCTGGAAGGATGGCGTCCAGCACGTTGACGATGCAGTTCGCAGGTCACATATTACACTGCTGACCAGCCAGTGGTCCCGGATCATTCGGGCACAGACGGGGGCGGTGGCCAAGGGCGTCAAGAGTACCTTTTGGGCCGAACACCGCAAGCACGCCCATGCTGTCATGCTGGATGCCGCTTGTTGCTGTGCTGCCTGCTTGGGTCTGACACGCGAAGTGGCCAGCGCAGTTCTGGATACTGTCATTGCCCGCGAGGTGGTTTCCGGGACAGTTTTGGCCGACGCTGATGCTGTCCGGCTAAGCGAACAACTTCTCCACAGCCTAGAGGATTGCTAACACATGAAAAATATCGAAGACGGTACAAGGCAAGAAGATCGCGCCGTATGGTCAACCAAGTATGTCAATGATCTGCCGGACTCTGCTTTTCTGTATATCGAGCCTGACGGAACTAAGGACGACGAGGACAAAACCGTCCCGCGATCGCTTCGCCACTTTCCTTACATGGACAAGAGCGGCAAGGTAGACCAGGCGCATCTGAAGAATGCCATTGGCCGTATTCCGCAGAGCACGCTGCCGGCCGATGTCAAGGTGACCGTTGCCGCCAAGGCCAAGAAGCTGTACGACGAACTCTTTGGCAAGAAGGCCCTGGTAGTGGACGGCCTAGAGCGTCGGGTGTCCCTGCCCGCAGATGCCGAGTTGCGGGTCGTGGAAGATATGGTCGGTACCAAACTGGTTGGCTATGCCGCTAAGTATGAAAAATGGTCCGAGGACCTTGCCGATTGGTGTGGTGGCTTCCGCGAGAAGATCCGCGCCGGTGCCTTCGATGCCGTGATTGCGACGGATGACGTCCGCTGCCTCAAGAACCACGACAGCAACCTGCTACTCGGCAGGACGTCCAGCGGCACTATGCGACTGTCATCTGACGCGGTTGGCCTTCGGTTTGAGGTGGACCTGCCGGACACTGGCGCCGGCCACGATACAGCCGAAGAGATCCGCCGCGGCGATATATCCGGCTGCTCCTTCGCATTCCGTGTCGAGACCGAGGAATGGAAAGACGTTGAGGATGGCCGTTCCGAACGGACCATCATCAAGATCAAGAACCTGTACGACGTAGGTCCGGTCACCTACCCGGCTTATCCGGATACCGACGTGGCTGTGCGATCGCTGGAGGACTACCGTGCAACAACAGCTGTTGTAGCCGAATCCGAGCAGCCGGTCCCAAAGCCCCCCGTGGTTTTGGCGACCCTATCTGCCGCGGATTTGCGAAGGATACAACTAGACTATGAAAGGGCGGGGCGAATTATTGCCCGCAACAAACAATCCAAAGATTGACTTGTTGTGTGTTTGGGCCGAAGCCCACAAAAGCAAACTGTGCGTAGTGAATTTTGGAGTAGCACAATGACTGTACAAGAGATGAGAGAGCGGGCTGCTAAGGAGTCGAAGGACGCTCGCGACATCAAGGACAAGACCGATCAGGAAGGTCGGGGCATGAACCCGGAAGAGGTTGATGCGTTTGACAAGCACATGCGTGAGTCGGAGCGAGTCGAGCAGGAGGCAAACCGCCAAGAGCGGCTGGAGACCGTCGAGGCTCGACAGAGCAAGGCACAGCCCAAGGCAGTCCCGATTGAGCTGGCTAACGGTGGCAAGATTCAGGTTGTCGGCTGCGAAAAGATGTACCGCGCCGGACAGCTTCGGGCCTTCAAGGGGCCGAACGCGGAAAAGAATGCGTACACCACCGGCCGCTGGCTGATGGGCTCCATTATGAACGACCAGGCCAGCCGGCAGTGGTGCCGGGAGCATGGCGTCGAAATCCGCGTCCAGACCGAAGGCGTCAACACCGCCGGCGGTTTCCTGGTCCCGGACGGCATGGAGAACGCGGTCATTGACCTGCGAGAAGAGTACGGGGACTTCCGGCGGAATTGTCGAGTGGCCCCCATGTCCACGGATCATACGTTTGTTCCCCGTCGGTCGGGTGGCGTCACCGCCTACTTCATCGGCGAGACGACCGAGATCACGGCCAGTGACAAGAGCTGGAGCCAGGTCGAGTTGACCGCCAAGAAGTTGGCTGCCATGACTCGAATGTCCACGGACCTGTCGGAGGATGCGGTCATCAGCGTTGCCGACGATCTCACGGACGAGATGGCCTACGCCTTTGCCGCTAAGGAGGATGCCTGCGGTATCGATGGCGACGGAACCAGTACCTACGGCGGCATGGTTGGCCTTCGGCCGCTTGCTGTCGACGGTGCTCACCTTGGTGCTTGGATCACCGGGGCCGCTTGCGACAACTTCACAGAGATCACGGCCGCCATGCTCAGTACGATGATGGCCGCGCTGCCCAAGTATGCCAAGAAGAACGCCAAGTGGTACTGCAGTCCTACCTGCAAGGCGTCTGTGTTTGATCGTCTGGCTACGGCCTTGGCTGGCAACAACACGGTTAGCATTGCAGCCGGAGCGCTGCCCCGTTATTGTGGCTATGACATCGTCGAGATGGCAGCCATGCCGTCCGTTGATGCCGCCGCTGCTCTGAACGGTCTGGTCATGTTGTTCTTTGGTGACCTGCGAAAGTCGTCCACGCTTGGCGACCGCCGGGGCATCACGGTCAAGATCAGCGACCAACGCTACATCGAATATGATCAGATTGGCATTCAGGCCACCGAGCGGTTCTGCATTGTCAACCATGACATTGGTGGTGCTGCTGCGGCCAACCGCGGCCCGATCATTGGCTGGGTTGGTACGAGCTAACCTGGGTTGTTGGCAGTACGTGATACAAACAACAATAACCTTTATCTTAGGAGTACCAGGTTATGATGCCCAGTGAAAGCAAACTGGTTACCATTGTTCAGCCGACTACGGCGCTTACCGCCGGCAGTGCAGGCGGAACTGGCGCCATTGATTGTCGGGGGTATGACTTCCTTACGATCAATGTTGTGTGCGCCAGTGTCACAACCACCACGCAGGTGGAGGAGTTTCGTGTCAGCGAGTCGGACACTGCCCCGACGGCATATACCGACGGCACCGGCATTCCGGCGCTGTGTGGCGGTACTGCTGTCAGTGCTACGGCGGGATTCGTACTGCCGTGTCCCAACTCAGCCTACGTGCTGGGTAACACCTATCGTGCCCATCTCGACCTGCGAGGCCGGAAGCGGTACATGTTCGTGCAGTACGAGCCGGGTGTTACCGCTGGGGATACCATTGCGATTTTCGGCGAGTTGTCTAGGGCCGAGTCGGGCGGCCCTGTTCAGGCTGTCTCGACGAACAAGAC